GGGATTTATTCCCACGGACTCGTTAAGCGGATTTTCTTTAGATGTTTTACCGCTAGTTTGTTTAATTTTTCGCATTACTTTGTTTTAAGTTTCTGTTACCTATTAGTTAGCTTTGACTTACATTCAAATTGAGCACATCTCAGTTTTAAGTACTAATTCTTGCTTTGTATATAACCTTAATTGATATGTGCTTAGTCTGAACATTGCTTATTACCGTTGTGTGTAGAATAATTAAATGAGCCAAAACTGTTTAGCCTCAGTTTTGCCATCAGTTACCCTTACATCAAATTGGTGGTTGGCAACCACCCTTCTTGGTCAGTCGTAAACATCAGTTACTCTTTCCTTAAAAACTGGATCTGCGAAACAGATCCTAATTAGATTTGAACTAGAATTGACCAATCTAGTTCCACCTTTTCAGGTGTTAAATGAAATCCCTTTTAGACATTAGTTACCCTTACCTCATCTCAGTGTACTCTCACTGATAAAACTAGTGTTCTTCGTGTTGGGGGTTGGCGTATACGGTTCAACCTTAACCCAATGCAAGTTCGAGAGGGGATACTCTTAAATCCTTAAATTTAAGAGCGTGCTGGGAAGCCGTTATATCTATTTATGGGGATTACTCTTAACCATATCTTACTTGGAGTTCGGTTTTTGTGCCGTTATTTTTTGAATTATGGATAATTCAATTTTAAACCCAGAGTTAGGGTTAAGTAACTCAAATGATGTGTTGACTTCATCATTTAAGTCAAAAATTGAGGATTTTTTCCTCAAATATGAGATTCAAAGTCTCAAACCCTCTGACCATTTTAAGAATTTTATTTCTAGTCATGGTATAAATCAAACAATGTTGAAAACTTTGGTTGATTTGTCCATATGTGCTTATAGAATTAAAAATGACCACTCTTGTATAAATATTTTCTTAACTGTTTATGAAATTATTTCAAAATATCATTCTTTTAGTGATGTTTTGGATTATTTAACAGTTATATTTATGGATCCTTCAGAATCTATGGAGACACAATCTCTTGACACAGTTCGAAGTGTTGTTGATGGATGGAAGTCTCTTTCTGAAAGTGAATTAGCTGAAAAGACTCATAGAGTAGTAATGGGTGTTTTAAGCTCAGGTATTTTGTCAATTATGAATGTTCCCTTTGGACTTGATGGTTTTCAAAATTACCTTGCTTTAAAAAACCCTAAGGTTAGATTTACATCTATAAACGATATGGCTATTAGTATTTGTGAATTATCTCTATCTTTTGTAGAGATAGGATATGAATGTTTTATGGAGAAATCCATTCAACCTGCTTTGTGTAGGGATCGTCATTGTAGAAATTGGATTGTTGAATATCAAGCTCTCAATAGAGAGATTGAGAACGCTCCAATGAATGAGAGTTTTGATCCAGATATGACTTTAGGAGCTGTTGATAACCTTTTAGCTCGTGGAGTTCATTTGATGTCAAACAAAAATCATTTATTGAAGATATTTTGGCAAGACTTATCTGCAAAACGTTCTTCTTTGCTAGCATCTTATTCTATAGCGAATACTAGAAAACCTCCTTTTTCATTGTTAATTTATGGTCCTCCTGGTATTGGTAAGACCACCATCATGAATGTTTTAGCTTCTTTTTATCACAAGTGTGTTGTAAATAGTGGCATATATCCTGATTTAACATTTGATCCACAGAAAAATATTTATACTCGGAACCCTGATGATGAATATTTTAGTGGATATAATGGAGCTATGCATGATACAATATTTATTGATGATATTGCTAAGGAGTCACCTACTCAGATTAAAAATGGGCAAAAATCTTCTTTGAAAGATGTTATTACTATAGTTAATTCTATTGGTGTTTGCACAAATCAAGCAGAGCTTTCAAAGAAGGGAACTGTCCCTTTATTGCCTAAATTAGTAATTGCATCAACAAATACTAAAAATCTAAATGCACATTTGGCTGTTTCTGAACCTGCTGCTTTATTGAGAAGGTTTCCATTTATTATTACTCCTAAACTCAAAGATGAATTCATTGATCCTCTTACAGGAACTATGAAGAAATTGGAGAGATTGGAGTATGATGCTTGGACTTTTAAGATAGAGAGGTTCAAAATTCAGCCAGGTGTTGATGGATCTAGGCAATCCGTGATTGGTATTCATGAAGTTGTTGATCTACCAAGTGGTGAAAAAGCTGAGAATTGTTCTATGAGGGAATTGCAGAACTTTTTGTATGACCAAATCGTGCAACATGAGAGATCAGCAGAAATTATGATGCGTAGTTTGGACCAGGATGATGATTATCTATGTGCCCATAATTGTTTATCACGATATTGTGATGAATGTGGACAGATGGAAACTCAAGCCGGGATTAGAGAATTTTTCTTTCCACCACCTCTGACTCCTTTTCAGAAAATGAAGGTTGCTGTGATGTATAATGTAGTCAAATATACACCATATAGCTTTTATCATAGGTTATTTAGTGTTTTTGATTTATCTTCTGTTACTGTTACAGCAGTGGCCGCTAAGCGTTTTCGAGACGTTGCTCCTACAAGAGTTCAAGTTGCTCAGTATGCCTTCTTCTCATTATTGACTTATTCTTTCTTAATGTTCTTTGGAACAATGATTGGGAATTTGATTGGAAATAAGATCGTTTCTCAATCTGAGAAAAAGAAAAGTAATTATTGGGAAGATCATAAGTTTGAAAAGAATCAAGAGTTTTCTTTGCCTATCCGGTCAAAGAATGATAATTTGGAGGAGCTTAAAAACTCCATCCGGAAATCTATGGTTAGACTAGCAGTAGCAAATGGTTCCAATAATAATGAAGTTTCAGCTTTTTATATTGGCGACAGTTGTTTTGTTACAGTTGGTCATGTTTTTTCTGATCAGAAAGAATGGAAATGTGTTGTATCCTTTGGCAAACAACAAGGCAAAGCCAAACCTATCTATCCTTTTATTTTGGATAGAAGACAGCTTACCTTACTCCCAAATGATTTAGCTATTTTCCAAACAAATGCCATAGTACCTCGGAAAAGTTTATATAATTTTCTACCCAGAATTGTTGATACCAGTGGAAGAGATGGAGTTACTATTAATATAGTGGATGACATCATTGAAATCGGTGATGTAGAAACAACAGGGATGAAAACTAGTAAACATCCAAATGATTTTGGTGGATTTGTTGAAGGTCAGTTTATGAGTGGACGCAGGTTAGATCGTCGACCACGAAGAGGTGATTGTGGATCGTTGGTCTTATCCGAGGTGAATGGGAAATATTTCATTTCGGGGATACATTGTGCCGGTGCAGTAGGTTACTTTTTCTCTCCTAGTGGTTATCCATTGCTGATATCACAAGTGAGTCAAAATAATTTACCCAAACCACATGGTATGTGTACTATCTCTGAAATGGGAGATAATTCTCGTCTGCGTAGTGGATCACGTTCAAGTGGTCCTCTTAAAGAACCTTATCACAAAGGAGTTCAACATTGGTGTGAAACTCATAGTGAGTGTATAGGTTCTTATTTGGGGAGAGTTCGGTCTACATCTAGTGTGCAACCAACTATTGTGAAGGATGAAATAGAGAAGAAATTTGATATGAAACTTGAATATGGTGCACCCATGATGGAGCCGACTCAAACTGAAACAGGTGAATGGTTAAATCCTTATACGATAGCCACCTCAGCTCAAGGAAATATCACTGGAGCTTTTTCTGAAGTTGATGTAGAATATGTGGCTGGAGCATTTACTCATGATCTTTTGGCTAACACTAAATGGTTAAAAGATACTGGTCCTGTTTCTTTGGATGTCGCAATTAATGGCATTGAAGGAGATCCATGGATAAATCGGCTACCAATGTCTACTAGTGGAGGTTTTTACTTCCCTGGTAGAAAGGATAAGTATTTTGATAAGATTGATGAGAATACTTATAAACCTAAACCTGAAGTACTCGAAATGGTGATGTCTATTGAAAATGCTTATAAAATGGGTGAAAGAGCAAATGTAGTATTTAATGCTACATTGAAAGATGAACCCACTAAGCAGAGTAAGATTGAGGCTGGAAAAACGAGAGTTTTTACGGCTTGTGATGTTGCTTTTTCTATAGTTGTGAGAAGACAATATTTGAAAATCACCAAAGCTTTTATGACGAACAATTTTGTTACAGAGTGTGCAGTAGGAATGAATGCTTATTCCAAGGATTGGGAGCATTTGCATACTTACTTAACACGTTTTGGAGAAGATAGGATTATTGCTGGTGATTATTCAAATTATGATAAGAACATGCCAGCTATTTTTATTAGATATGCTTTTCATGTTCTTGATCAGTGTCGTTCTCGTCTACGATCCATTTCGAGAGTCGACTTTTTGATAGGACAAGGTATTGCCACTGATGTTTGTTTTCCAATAACAAACATGAATGGTGACTTGTTTCAGTTTAATGGTGGAAATTCTTCTGGCCATCCTTTAACTGTTATCATCAATTCAATTGTCAATAATTTGTACGTACGGTATGTATATATGAAGAAGGGATTTAATCTCTACACTTTTCGTAGTAATGTAACTTTGATGACTCTTGGAGATGATAATATTATGGGAAGTAGGTTGGAAGATTTCAATCATACTGTTATTCAAGAAGAGTTAGGGAAACGAGGCGTACCCTACACCATGGCTGATAAAAAAGCTAAAACCAAACCTTTTATTCACATATCCCAAGCAGATTTTTTGAAGAGACGTTTCATGATGAATGAGTATAGAATAGTAGGGCCTTTGGAATTAAAAAGCATTTTTAAAAGCCTTTGTTACTATGTTGCTAAGAACAATATTAGTAATTATGAGCATTTAGCTCAAGTTTATCTAGCTGCTCGAAGAGAATGGAGTCTTCATGGAAAAGCAATCTTTGATAATTGCACTGCTAAGATGGAAGACATCTTTAGTAATGCGCCTTATTCAAGAGTTAAGGACTTTTTCATTCCTCAACATCGCTTTGATTATGAGACAACATTGCTTTGGGTGCTGGAACTAGATGAAGATAGGAAATCATAAATTATTAATTTGTTAGTTAAATGATGTCCCAATTATTAAATTTATTAACCTTAAGAACGGAAACTCAATTATCCCGATATTGACTTCAGCACCAAATATGGAAAGCTGGTGACTGCCTACGAATAAGATCTGGGAACACCATAAGTGAATACTATTGTAAGAGTGCTAGAGAAGTGTGAACGGTAAATATCGAATTGCCCGGAAGTTCTTTTGTCCCTGTTTCTGTAAATAAACCTTCCTGTACATGGCCTCAGGGCAGAAACATATTAGTTATTAGATTGCAGCTCTGAATAATTTT